AAACAAAACCCGAGTTAGCAGAAGAAAAGCCCACCAAGAAGCCTATGGTGCCAAAAGCTCGCCTTGATGAGGTACTTAACAAGCAGAAGGCACTGCAAAAACAGATTGATGACATGAAAGCTGCTCAGCAGCCTGCACCGGACGCCCCCGAAGAGTTTGATTTCGTTGCAAAGGAGATGGACTACCAGAACCATTTGTTAGATGGCGACGCAGAAAAGGCCGCTTCAGTGCGCGCTGAGATACGTCAAGCAGAACGCGTTCAGATTGAGTACGAAATGACTCAAAAAATGACCGACACGGTCTCGAACAACCATCAGGCTAACGCTTTGCAGCAAGCTGCAGCTGCGCTCGAAGCAGATTTCCCTGTTTTTGATCAGAAAAGCACTGCTTACGACGAGGCTATGACTACTGAGGTCATAGAACTGCGCGATGCGTTCATGGTTCAAGGCGCAAACCCTGTTGCAGCGCTCTCCAGAGCAGCGAAATTCGTTATCACCGAGAATAATTTGGTAGATAACAGCGAAACAGGCTCGACTTTGGGCACAACCGACGAAATTTCCAAGAAACGCGCGGAAGTTAACAAGAAACTGAAAGCGGCTGGTGCTCAACCACCCGAAATGGGCGGCGAAGGCGCAGCTACCCGAGGCGAAAAAGCACTCGATCTGACTAGCATGACTGAAGAAGAGTTCGACGCCCTACCAGAAGCAACGTTAAAACGTCTTAGAGGCGATATTTTATAACGAGGTAACTATGCCAGTTAAAAAAGACCCACGATTAGCCCGAGCTGGAGTCTCGGGCTTTAACAAGCCTAAAAGAACTCCCAGTCACCCCAAGAAGTCACACATTGTTGTGGCTAAAGAAGGTGACAAGATCAAAACCATACGTTTTGGTGAGCAAGGCGCATCTACCGCAGGCAAACCGAAGGCTGGCGAGTCCGAAAAGATGAAGAAGAAGCGTGCTAGTTTTAAAGCACGTCACGCTAAGAACATAGCTAAAGGCAAAATGAGCGCGGCCTATTGGGCTAACAAAGCGAAGTGGTGAAACAGCTTGTTTTTGCCCTAATAGTGTCTGTGAGCGGAGATATAACGGATACAAAAAGCTATTGGGAGTCTTTAGAGCGGTGTAGGTGGTTTGCGCAGAAGTTAACTACCCAGGGCAGACCAGTGACGCATGCGACGCCAGTATTCGCGTACTGCGTCCCTGAGTATGTAGATAATGAAAAAACGACTATCCATCGATAGTGGTTGCATTGTTTTATTAGCTGTACTAATATGATTAATACGTCTATCAGTACGATAACTGGTCGGCCCGTAGCCGTAAAAAACGTACCCCTCGCCTGCACAGGCGTAAAACCTGCCGAGGTCGCACCTCGTAAATAAGCGCTAGTTCGTTGCTACACGATACGTAGATACGGATTAGCCGCTCCTTTAAGTCGGCTGATAAGGCGGCGTGTGCCGCATAAATTATTTTGTCCATTTAATAGGAGGCCATCATGGCTTTAACAAATTTCGGTACGCTTACAGGCGACCAACTCCAAACTTGGAGCCGCGACTTCTGGAAAGTAGCTCGCAACCAATCTTTCATCAACCAGTTCGCTGGCACAGGTTCTAACGCTATGGTTCAGCGAGTAACTGAACTGACTAAGAACCAGAAAGGCACAAAAGCTAACATCACTTTGCTAGCTGACATGACTACCGACGGTATCACTGGTGACAACACTCTGGAAGGCAACGAAGAAGCCCTCCGCGCGTTTGACATCGCCATTGAGCTGGATCAGTTACGTTTTGCTAACCGCATCGCTGGCCGTATGACCGACCAGAAGACTGTTGTTAACTTCCGTGAGCAGTCTCGCGACGCACTTGCCTATGCAATTGCTGACCGTTGTGACCAGTTGGCATTCTTGACCATGTCAGGTGTTGCTTATACTCACAAAAACAACGGCGGTCTGCGTACTGCTTCATCTTCTGCTGGTCACGATTTAGCAGATCTGGAGTTTGCATCAGACGTTTCTGCTCCAACTGGTGATCGTCATCGTCGAATCAGCGGTACTTCTATTGCTGCTGGCGACACTACTGCTGTTACAGGGGCTGACAAGATCGGTTACAAGCATATTGTTGAGCTGAAGGCTTATGCCAAAGACAACTATATTCGTGGGATTCGTGGTGCTGGTAACCAAGAAACTTTCCACATGTTTGTTACCCCTCAGCAGATGGCTGCTCTGAAGTTAGATTCTGACTTCCTAGCTAACGTCCGTAACGCTGGCGTTCGAGGAACTGGCAACAGCCTGTTCTCTGGTTCTGCTTCGTTGATGGTTGACGGTGTAATGATCCATGAGTTCCGCCATGTGTTTAACACTTCTGGCGCTACTACTGGTACTTCCTCTAACGCTGGCGCAGCTGGCTACAAGTGGGGTGCTGACGCCGACGTAGTTGGTGGACGCGCTCTGTTCTGTGGTGCTCAGGCCCTGGCAATGGCTGACATCGGTCTGCCTGAAATGGTTGAAGATACTTTCGACTATGGCAATCAGTCTGGTATCAGCGTAGGCAAGATCTTCGGTCTCCGTAAGCCTAAGTACAACAGCGACATCAGTGGCTCTGTACAGGACTTCGGCATCATCGCTCTAGATACTGCCCAGTAAGTAAGATTAAACCCTCTCCTCCTTCGGGGGGAGAGGTTTCTTTTATATAGGACCTAATCATGAAGATTGTATGTAGTGAAGATTTGCGAGTCACCACTATGGGTGGCACAGCTGTTTTGTTTGAAGCAGGCGTACCAAGAGAAATCGCCGAAGAAATTGGCTTGTTAGCCATTCAGATGGGCGCAAAAGAATACAACGACAAGTATGTCGAAGAGGAAAAAGCTGAGATCGCTGAGTTTGAAGAGGTAATTGACACAGTGATTGATGAAGTATTTGAAGTTAAAACTATTGATACAAACCTTGTCACCACCCTCGAGAAACTGATCGAAGAAGCTGACCCCAACTCATTTAAAACCGATGGCACCCCCAAAGCAGCCGTCGTTAACAAGATGCTAGGTCGCACGGTACGAACTGATGAGCGAGAAGCAGCTTGGGAATTAGCACTTAACTCATAGGTATACAGCATGGCAGTAACAGTACAGAGCGTCATCGACCGAGTACAAACCGTACTGCAAGACACGACCGGCGTTCGCTGGCCTGCAACTTCAGAGCTTGTATTGTGGGTAAATGACGCCCAACGAGAAACAGCCCTACTAAAACCCGATGCTAGTGCCGTTAATGAAACGATCACGCTCGCTGCAGGTACAAAACAAGATATCCCCAGCACCGGTAATAGACTGCTCAAAGTTGTACGCAACATGTCAGCTGCTAACAGCGGCACAGGCAAACGATCAATTAGGTTAGTAGGCCGTGACATCTTGGATACTCAGAGTCCCGACTGGCATGACCCTACCGTAACTGGTGATGCTGCTCATACAAACATCGTTAAGCATTATATGTATGACGAGGCTAACCCCCGTAACTTCTATGTATACCCAGGTGTTAGTGGAAACGCTTACATCGAGGTTATCTACTCAACAAACCCAACCACTGTTACAGCTAGTGACAACCTGGGTTTGCCAGACATATTCGCTAACGCAGTTATGAACTATGTGCTCTACATGGCTTACATGAAGGACGCTGAGTACTCTGGTAACCAACAACGTGCTGCTAGCCATTATCAGATATTCACTACGTCGGTAACGGGCAAAGCACAAATAGATATGGTGACTACCCCGAACCCTGAAAACCGCCCAACCGCTCCAGTGATGGCGTAGGAAATTAGTTTATGGCTAAGGTTAGCTACGAAACACTATTCCCAGACATTTTACCCGTCGTCCCCGCCTGTCCCGATAGCTTGATTGAGAGAAACATTCGATCAGCAGTTATTGAGTTCTGCGAGAAGACCGGTATTTATCAAGCGGAACTAGACCCTCTAACAACTGTTAGTGGTATTTACGAATACGACTTAGAGCCGCCTAGCGGCACCGTGGTTCATAAGATCATGAACACAGTGTTTGATGGTAAGAACCTAGAAGCCGTGTCTCCCGAACTGCTAGATCAAAGAAAACCAGACTGGCGCAAATCAGAGAACACAGGCTCGCCAGAATATTATGTCAAGCAAGGTCAAAGACTGGTTTGGCTAGTGCCGACACCTTCAGCGACTATGGTCTCTAGTACATTAATTAGAGCCCAGTTGAAGCCTACGCCGACATCTACATCCTGCGACTCAGATCTAATTGCAGAGTACCGCGACAGCATTATTAACGGCACTTTGTTTCGGTTGTTACGTACCCCAGGTCAGGCTTGGACCGATCTAACCGGAGCGCAGATTTACGGCGCACTCTTCGCCGAAGGGATCACTAACGCAGAAAGAAAAGCCCGTCATGCGGACGAAGGCGTAGCTAGGAAGGTGAATTATGGTGGTGTCACACGAGCGTGGCGAACAAGACGCAGGTACGGCAGCGGCGGTTAAACCAACGCTAGCATCAATCCGCAAAGAATGGGATTGGGTAAAGCAAGGCGTTGAAGAGATTTTACGAGAGCAACCTAAGCTGACATATAGGGCTGAAGACGTCTACGCAGCGTGCTTAAACGAAGAGGCTTTTCTTTGGGTATTCCCAGAGGGGTTTTTAATAAGCACAGCAGAGAAAGATGAATACTCAGGCGAGCACATATTCTTTTTCTGGCTAGTGTGGGTGAAGAAACGCGGTCAAAAAACGGTAATTGAGAAGTACGTGCCTTTTTTCGCCGAGACAGCCAAGGAGATGGGCTTTAAAAGGATTGAGGCTCGAACAAACGTATCAGACTTAGAACGAAGTATGTTGTCTGACGGTTGGGAGAGGCAATCTGCAACCTATACGAGAGAAATTTAATGAGTTTTATATTTGGGAAGCCTGAGAAACAAGAATACGAACCGTCAGCAGACGAGAAAATGTCTGCTAGCGTAGCTTTGGCTGAGTACAACAGCTTCAAGCAAAAATACTCCCCCCTGCTCGAAGAGATGCGCGATCAGTCTAAGACTGAAAATCCGACAAATACGCTTCGAGCTAGAGCAAACGCAGACACTATGCAGGCTCTAACTTCTGATACTAACTACGAAGATACGCAAGCGAATAACAAATCGTCTGATATGTCACAGGCTTTGCAGGGTCAGATGGGCGTAGCTAACCAGTCAGGCAAAGATATCCAAGACAAACTAGGCGTAAACGTATTAGGTACTGCCAGAGGCCAGCAAGCTGACGCTCAGACAGGTATGGCTAAAGCCTCCAGACTTGCGACTTCCGATGCCTTAACAAGAGCTAAAGGTAAACAAGATGTACGCGCGGCTAGAACCAAAGCCATCGGTCAAGTTGCTGGGGCCGCACTTCAGTTGGGCGCAGAGAAAGGCCTGTTTGGTGAAGCGCCACAGGGCGCTACTTTTACCAACAAGGAAGGGGTTGGGACAGTTATGGAAACACCCGCAACCAAAGGGTCTTTCGGCCATAACTTCGTGACTAATATGGTGGGAATTAATAGCCGCTTGGGGAGATACTGATGATAATAAGTACACCTCCAGGGTACGGCAGCGGCGGTTACGGGTACGAACCCAACCCTACGTTACCTCACGTAACTGACCCGAGACAGACTTACTCAAACATCACTCGTGACGAGTACCTAAATTTCAAGGACAAGTATAGTTCTTTTGAAGATGGACTACTTGAAAAGGCTAAGAATGATACGAGTCTTATCGACGCCGCTAAAGAAGATAGTGGACG